TTTTACCACCCCTAAGGGTGAATCCTTGTACGTTAGATACTTTCTTTCTTCTCTGTATCTTTCCGCCTCTAATTCTAAAGGCGACTATTTTGGTACGTGCTGGCATTAGTTTATACTCACAGCTGTGCGCCGGGTTTTACGCTTTAGTACTTCAATATCTTCATCTGTCGGTTCTCTACCATTTAAAGATTGTGTAAAACCAGTGCCATTAGGAGCATCTGTTTTATATGTTTTACCGGTTTCTTTATTATGTACTATTACTTCCCCTGAATTCATACTATGAACTATGTGGTTTTCTGTTTCGTGTGTAGAATCAATATTCGGAAATTTAACAACAGTTCCTTCAGAAATCTTCTCTGTCTTTACAGCTGAAATAAGTAGCTTATGTACATCTCTATCTGTGATTGCCTGTAGTTTTTCGGTATTACCATCTGCTATATGTTGGGCATTGATCACAAAAGGCATCATGGCTGTGTAATGGCCGTGTACTTTGTCGTGTCCTGGGTACGGATCATTGGCCGCCCTCTTTCCATCAAATGTAGGAGTGGGTGTTGGAGATTTCACTAGATGGGTTTCACCCGTCTTTTTATTCACTATATGTACAGTATTGCCATTTAATACATTAGCTGTATAATTAGGACCATCATGCACATTAATATGCTTAGGACTTTGTACAACTTTTCCTTCTGATAATCTAGCTGCAATTTCCTTCTTCATTTCCAGCATAAGTTTGGCAGTCAAAATACTCATTTTCTCCCGGAGTACTTCTTTTGCCTTAATCATGTCTTTGTTAATGATGTGTTCTATCAACATTGTTAGAATCCTGCTGCTGTGCCTCTATTGAAGGCAGCTGGGTCAGCTGTTTGTCCTGCGTCATAATCACCATTATCTTTTCTTAGATCGATGAATAGTGTTAATACATCTCCTGAGGCCGCACTTGCATTAGAAAACAGTATGTCACCATTAGATGATGCGTCTGGATTTGCAATAACTGCTCCATCACCCATGCTCTCAAAGTCATAATCAAACGATCCTGTTGAGATGGTAACAATCTCAGTGTTTGTTGGACTTTGCCATTGTAGTTTGATATAACCAGACAACTTTGCTTGTCCAAAAATTCTCTTGATCTTAGTTCTGTACAATCCCTTAGGATCCGTATTGGAAGACATTATATATCCGTTAGCATTTAGTGCCTTGGATAGTGTCGATACGTCAACAAGAGTAGCATTAGCTTGCGCTGTTGAATCTGAAATATAGACGTATTTCAGTAACGCCCTCTTGTTATTGTCAACAAGTCTTTGTTCTCTGATTAGATTAGCCATTTAGTTCCTCAACGCAAATTGTAATGCCTTTTTGAACGATACCGCGTCCTCATTCAGCATTTTTTCGAATTTCTTTCTATTAGTATTATTTAGTGATTCATATACCTTTATCAGTTTTTTGGCCACATTTTTGTGCAGATTGATTGTGTTTTCTTTGATGGTAATGACCTTTACGTCTTTACCTTCTGACAATAGTGCTTTGGCCTGAGATATAACCGATTCGTTAAATCCTATTGGCCCACCAAGAGCATTAACACCACCACCATAAGATTTTGGCACAAGAGCCACTGGAGTTCTTCTTCCTGCAATTTGATCAGCAACAGAGCTTCCACCTGGTGTAAACGTTCCTGAGTGTCCACCGGTAGGTATTAATAGATTTTCTCCTTTTCCGCCTCCTGTTATATTATCTAAAGCACCACCAGCGGCCAATCCGCCTGCGGCACCAGTAGCTACTCCTGGCCCGCGACCACTTGTGGTTCGGCTGGATTTAATCCTTTGCAATCGCACGTTGGCTGCCTGTCTGGAGGTAATTCTTCTTGCTGCTTCGGCCGCCGGAGTTGCTCCTGTACTCAATACATTAGGCGCACTGCTTGCTGTTCTTCCCAATACTCTGCTTGCTACTATCCCGCCCGCTCTTAACGCACCTCCAACAACAGCGCCGCCCACAACACCTAGCGCCGAAAGAGGGCCTGGGTCTGGTTTATTAGGACCACCACCTTCTGGTCCTTTAAATGTATCTGGGTTTTGCTTAAGAACCTGTTCCCTAATCAAATTCAAATTGTTAAAGAAAGACTCTTTCATTCTTAATGCCGGCACGGGCCTATTTGTGGCCATTGGACGAGCTCCTCCTATTTTTGTTTTCGGTTTACCATCCAAACCTGGTATTGTTGGCGGTGGTTCTTGTTGTGTATTGACATCACTATGAGTCTCTGCTGGCGCAGGTATGCGCCTAGATAATTTTGGTGTTTTTCTTCCGAAATTTCGTTTTACGGCATTAATTGCTGATGTTGCCCAATGTGCTATTTGAAGACCTAGTGCTCCAGCAATATTGCCCTTAACAACTTCAGCTCTAACAATTCTTCTAAATGCACTTATTTGTTCTGGTGTTCTTTTCTTTGTACGCAACATTGGTGTTTTGGCAGCTTTGATCATTTCTGAGTCATAGTTGCCTTCTCGACCATAATACATTGGCGTAATATTATTTCTGTAATTGATTATTTTTTTACCGCGACGGGTTTTTTTGTCTGGTCTTTTATACCCCAAGGCCTCATTCAGATGCGTTCCTGAGTGCTTATCCTCTGGGCCAAAAGGTATTGATACGTATTTATCCAGTGCCTGAGAATAATACAATCCAATTTTTTGGTTGTCGGGGAATACACGTATTGCCTTCCTCTTCAATATTATAACGGTTGGCATATCCTTTTCTGATACTGCTTTGCTTGCCTTTTTATCAAAAGCAGCCAAATGATCTTTCTTTTCAACCACTAGTGCGGCCAAGAGTGCATCAGTAACTTCCAATATGGCAGTCTTCTCTGCCATTGTCATGTTGCTAGGGGACTTTTCATAGGCTCTTTTTGCCATACGTAAAGTATTTTCATCAAATAGACCTGCTTCACACAATAGGGACATCCTATCAGAATCTATCTGAGTTTTACAATTCCTAACACTATAGTTTTCAAGTATATCCTTGACCTTCTTCATTATTACTTGAACAACTTAGATGCCATGGTTTCTTTTTTCTCGGCCAATACGGCAGCACACTTCTCAGCCATTATTTTTTGTGTCTGCTCTTTCATGTCAATTAGGTTCTTTTTTATTGACGATTCGATGATTTTCTTGGTTGACATTTATACCTCTTAGTTTTTGGCTATACAGCTGAAATACAATATTTCCATATTTAGCGCACCAGTTAATTGATCACTTCCCACGATCTTGTTTGGTCCATCAACTATTTCAATCTTGGTGCCTCTTGGAAATAGAAACTCACCGTCTTCTGGTATTGCTGAATAATCAGCAATGTACATTCCTTTTACGTTCTTTTTGACCTCTATTTGTAATACAATCACTGATTGTCTCACATTGGGGTCAGCTGCCTCTACAGGAAGCACTGTTTCCATATTTATGGAACAATCCCTGTATCCTCTAAAACTAAATGCTGATCCTGGTTTAAACGCCGAAATATCAATATCAGGACTTAATGTGGTATAAACCATATGGTTTATGGGTGACCTGGACTTATTCAATGCCGAATCCAAATTCTTGATGACATCGGGCATAGGATCATCCAAGTGCATTGGCTCAATCTTACTTGCTGGGACCGATGAAGGTACCTGAGATAATCTTTCGTTTATATCAAGATAACCTAAATTAGTATATGTGTGAATGGCATCCAATTCCTCATCTTTATACTTTTCGGGTGAGTAATGTTTGCGCAATTTCTCATGTATTTGTTGTGTCAGGGGTGCTTGTGAATTTGTATACACCCTCATATCATTGGTGCCACGTTCCTTGAACTGATTTGTTTTTGCTGCTCTCTTATAAGGAACCAGCCTATCATTCAAAACAACATGGGTAATCTGATTCGTCTTTGGATCCTCATATCTACCAAATCCAACATAGACAAGACCCATTTTCTTGGCCTGTGCTGCGGCCTGGGTTGTTGGATCCTTTCTGAGTAAATCAAGGTTTTCTTTTAGTGGAATAACATTCATTAGGCAGCCTCCAATTCAAATGGTTGTGCTTCGAATCTAGATGGTGGAGGTTGCATTGGTTGTCCATCTGGTCCTATTGGCATTCCATTTGCATCCTGTGTTATCTGGCCAGGCTGAGACGCATTAGGATCAGGTGGTGGTAGAGCCATCGGTAGACCATTAGGACCAAGACCCTGCTCGGCGAACGCCTCTGTTTCAGCCTCAATCTGTCCGTTGATTTCTTCGATCTCATCTTCAGTTTGCTTCAATATGTTCTTACGAACCCATTCCATAGAATAGTATCGTCCTACATATGGGTCAACCATTTGTAGTAGGGAAATTCTGTTGATTAGAAGTTCTGATTCCTTGAGCTCATTGAAGTTGTTGTCCTTCTTATAGTCATACCAAATGTCTTCCTTGAACTCTTTCCATTCTTCTTCCGTACATATTCTTTTCAGAATTAGCTGCACTCTCATGATATCATCAAATAGTGCAGAGAACTTGCTTCTTAGATGCTGTATGAATTTGGTAAATTTCAATTCATCGCGGGTTACTTCTGTTGATCTACCTAGCGAGAATCCTTCTTGTGGTTCCAATCTTCCAATAGGAACACCTAGTGACTTATACAGTTTCTTTTCAAAATACTTTACGTCTTCCATCTCACCTAGGTTCTGACCACCAGGAAGAGTTTGAATTTCTGTGGCCTTACCGCCTTCACGTCTTGGCAACCAAAAGTCTTCAAGCATTGACAGATGCTTGCGGTCGTCGCGTATCTCGCCGGTTGTGCTGTCATAGACCAACTTATTTCTATACATTGTCATGATGTTTTTTAGATATTGGTCTGTCTTGATTGTTGACATATTACCGACGTCAATATAGAAAATACGTCGTTCTGGTGCTCTGCTTAGACGATAGATAACTGTCGCGTCTTCCATCATTCTTAGGTTATTCAGAGGTTTGATTGCCTTATGTAGATATGACAGGACCATTGCCCTTTTGGCGTCCATTAGTCCTGAGTTGACGTTTACAACCGAGTCAACCGCAATCTTTGCGCCTAGATTTGAGTGAGCACCAATGATACCTCTCTCATTATAGAGATAGTATTCCTTGGTCTCCCTGATGATATCCATTCCAGTTTTGGTATCTTTGGTCTTCTGTATCTCACGGATTTTTCGTATGCGTCTAGGATCAACATACCGTATTTCCTGAATACCTTTTGCGGTGTTTGCTTCATCAATTATGATGTGATAAAACAGGCGACCATCAACATACCATCTCTTGAATATTTCGCTTCCCATATTGCCAAAATTCAAAAGCTTCAAGGTATTGTCGAATTCTTCTCTTATTTTCTTTTTGATAGACTCTGGTTGTTCTAGTTCATCCAGATTGATCTCAACCGACTTACCGGAGTCGTCCATAACGATTGCTTCATTGACAATCTCAGAAATGGCAGATTCCATTTCTGGCTGCATGCTCATTTCTCTGTATCTGGTAATAAGTTCTATCTCATTTCGAACGGTGCCGTCCAAGTCAACGTAGGTGCCATAATAGGCACCAGATTGTATGGTGACGGCGCCGTCCTCATTGGGAGGGAGAGCAAAGGACTTTAAGGCAGGATCCTGTTGGGATTCTGCCTTTTTATCTCCTTTTTTACGTATTTCGAACCCGAATAGGGATATAGCCATAATTAAGTCCTAAATTGTTATAGAACCACTATTGGCCCAGGGCCAACGTCTAGTTCTGAACCAAGAGAATCTGTCGTAGGACCATTAGGACCACCAGCCCATTCCCACCACTGATAAGCAAAAGTAACCGCGAATTCTTCAATGGTATCGTTTGCGCCCCAGTCCATTTCAATAGGTGAAACGTCTATTGGGAAGCAACCGATCATTCTATATCTCTTCAGGTCATCGCCTCTCTTACCCATCTGTGTTATATATGCATCGACTTGGTACCCTCCATCCGCCTTAATGAATGCAGGATCACGTAGGTTGCTAACGTGCGAATTGATTCCGCTTAGCCACTTCTCAAATGCGTCCTTTACAATGAAGTCTTCATCGTTGATTATGGTAACCGTCCATTCAGGGAATGTTCTGTTACCTGCAAACTTTAACTCTCTTCCCATGTAAAATACGGGGATTTGATTGACCGTATCACCAGGAAGCTGTGCTGCACGCGCCATAAATGTTAGTTTAGACTGTGCAGCATGTGCTCCTGTTAATATCGGAAAGGCCATCTCAACACGGAACAAATTAGGACGTGCACCGTCGTAATTCATCTGTGCTCTAAAATCTTGTACGTTCAATGGCATTAGTGTTTACTCCTTAAGAGATTTGTGTTATATTATTTAGAATCGACCAACCACTTCCTCAAACGAAACTCCTGTCCTTACGGCCACAAAGTTAAGCTGAATGAAGTTGATTGACTTAGCAGGTTTTATGTAAATGTCACCTACAAACTCATTTCTGTCAATAACTTCAGGTGTGTTGTTGGTTGTGTCACAAACAACTCGGTAAGCGTAAATTCCTCTGCGTCCCTGTACATCTCTTAGGAATGGTTCAACTAGAGAAACAAACTGTGCGCGTGTGAATTCGTCGTTGAATTCGAATAGTGAATATTTTGCTGCTCTGGCGATTGCTTTTTCTAGAACGATGAACAACCTTCTTACGTTGATTCGATCAAAGGCAGAAGGCTTAGACAACATGGTCTTATCACCATATAGGATAGGCCCTTCACCTGGGAATGAAACAACAGGGTTAATGCCATTCTTGTACAGGTCATCTCTATCAGATTTTCCTGGGTTCCATGCCAGTTCAGTCACATTCAATAGTTGTCCTCTATTGAATCCGGCAGGCGAGAACCACGGGTCTCTTTCGAAGTCTGTACGTACACATAGACCTGCTATGTCACCGTTTACAGGTACCCAGCGGTAAGTGTTGTTATACTTGTCAAACTGCTTCTTCCAGTTGCTGTCCATGAATCCATAAGACGATGAACCAAACTGATTTCTGTATGCTATGCAGTTATCTGCTTCACTTCCAGACTGGTTAACAAC